TGGGCATGACTTCTTTTAAGGTCGTATTCGAAGGAAACTCTAAACGAATGTCATACTCACGCTGACCATCCTTAAGATCAAGAATGGTCCAATACTGAGAGTTAGCTTGCTCATCTGTAACTGTATCAGCAAAAGTACCATAGAGGGTTGAAAAACGTAGTGTACCGGTGACAAAAGATGTCGTAACCAGCTTGATATGGATATCAATTGGACCACGCCAAAACCTCATGCCTAATGCAATCCAGTCAAGGGTCGTAAGCTTTAAACCCTGAGTATCCGCTGATGTATACTCGTTTGTGTACTTCATTGTAGGAACAGTTAGCCCACTATACAATTGGGTCCCGGCTGCATCGCCAATACCCCACGAAATCTTTCTAAAGAAAGACGGCTCTCGTAAAAGATACGAGATGTCGCACTCATCTTCTTTCGTTGAAAAGTGTTCAGTGGAGGTTGGTGCTAGCTCTTGGGAAACCAAGGCAAGTTTATCTAACTTCACAGGCAAATCGACACAATTGAGATACCCAACGTGTTTCTGCACATAAGGATCGGGAGAATACGGAACAACTTCATGATCCAACGCTGTAAGCAAATCTAGAGCATCTTTCGATATTCTAACTATCTTACTAGCCTTCCCAAACCCGACTCAACTCTATTCGCAAAGGATCTGACCTTTGATAATAGCGCGCTCTGGGGCCTCTCACCCTCCGCTAACCGACGCATTGGAGCTGACTTTGCTAAAGCCAATCCCAAAGGTAAGTGAAATTCCGTCTCTGGCAATTTCACAAACAAAGTCACGTCGACAGACGAAGAGGTTGAAGCCCCCGCTTGTAGAGGTTCAAACACATGCAAACCGAAAGTTCCCAAGGACGAATCCAGGGTTCCATCGTTTGGCGCCTGTGTAGAGATATAATTTACTGGATTTATGAAATCGCAAATCATCTCCTGCACTATGGGCGCGTTCGCATATATGTACCCTCCCTTCAAGTTTGAGAGCATTGTCAGGTTCGTTTGAGGCCGGTAATTAGTATAAACATTCTTTGTTGTACAAGGAGCCCAACAAAGCTTCAAAAGACCGGTATGCCACTGCGTTGAATTAACCACTGCGCGCAACTGTACTTTCCCTCTCCAATATGCAAAATTCTCAAAACCTTGATTGAGTTGCTGATCCTGAATTGCTTCAGTCGGAAGATTCAATATTACCAAAGAGGTTCCTGCAGTCTGAGTCGTATTCCAAGCATACGTCCCAACTTTAAACCATTTATCCGCTATGGATGAATATTGCATCGGCACATCCGTCATTCTCAAGACAGGACGCTCCTCAACTTTAGGTACTGAGTTTGAGGTTTGCACCTCAGCTGCCGTTTGCATTGTTACACCAACACTAGTGTCGACTTCACTGGTTGGTACTTCCGGATTCTCTAGAGTGTGACACACTTCTAGTGAACCTTCCGGATTTCTTATATTACCCACCACTTA